TGAAACAGGTGCCGGTTGCCGGTGCTGGTGGTCAGATCGAAGAACTGACAGATGCGGATGTCCATCAGTCGTCAAGGCGTGGGTTGCGGATCTCGCCAGCAAGGCTCACGCGGACATTGTTGAAGCCGGGACGGACGGTTTGCACCTCCGGCGGGTTGGCATACTCCCAACGCAGGCCGTCGATGCTGGCATTGGCGCGGGCTGCCAAAGTGCTTGACATACCAGAGGTGACGCTGGCGCTAAGGGTAAAGCGGCTGTTGGCAGCAGTCTGGCTGCGGTAGTGGTCCAGCAGAGTCACCACTGTTGCGTCTGAGATATTGTCAAACTCCAAGTCAAGCTGGGCGCCGTAGGGCGAGTTGCCGTAGGTGCGCTTGACGACTGCACCGCTAAGAGCGCGGTACGTCTTTTGTGGGTACACGCCAGGGCGGAAGCTGCGGCCTGTTGGTTTGATTGACGGGAACGTTGCCATCAGCGGATACCGATGCGGCTACGGGTTTGCGGGGATTGCTTGATGCGGTCCAGGGTCATGGACATGCCGCGACTGGCGCCATCGCGTGTGGCTTGGCGGCGGGTTTCGGCCATGGCCGCCTCCAGCTGCTCTCTACTGACGTACTCTACGCCGCCGATGCTGGTTGTCTGGAAGCTCATGTTGAGCACCGGCGAGCCACCGCTGCCGGGTGCAGCTCCCATGGCATCGCGCAGGCCGGAGTTGGACACCACACTGCCGTTGCGCCCTGGCACGAACAGCTCGGGGCCGTGCTCACCAACGACGTAAGGAGCACCAGCAGAGACGGGGCCGCCGTTGGCGCGGAAGCTTAATCCGGCGGTGCTGAATGGCGTAGGAGTAAAGTTGCCGGAAATCATTGATGTTCCCAGCGGATTGCCAGTAACACCTTGATACGAAAAGCCGCCGCCACCGCCACCGCCGCCAATTCCGAGGGCTTTTAAGATGGTACCCAAGATCACCATTGTGGTTTGTTGGGCAATAATTTGTACGGCCATATTGACGAAGTTTTCACCGATGCTTCGCATCATGCTGGCGAGCGCTTCTTGAGCACTTGATGAGCCATTGATTATTTCTTGAAACGCTCGGCCAAAGGCACCGCCGATATTATCCGCTGCAGTAATAGAGATGCTCTCAAGATTTGTAAGCTGAGCAAACTCTGTCCGCAATTGCTCCATACGCTTTTGGCCTTCTGTCAGTTGCGCCTGCAGTCCAACCTGAACCTGTAGGGCTGCAATTTGATTTCGTGCGCTTTCATTTTGCAGTTGATTTAACTCTCGCTGGATGTCTCGCTGGTTGGCAATTTGTTCAGTATTGCCTACATAGATAATTGCCTCTTGTGCCTTGATGTCTTTTTCTTGTGCTAGCAGTTGGGCGTAGCGGTATTCAATGTCTAGTTGCTTTTCCTGTCCTTTTAATCTGACTACAAGTTGCTCGTTGCCCGCCATTTCTGCCGCGGCAATTTGATCCTGTATAGTTGATCTCAATTGCATCATTTGGCCTTCTGCCAAACGATCGCGGATCACCTGCGAAACACGATCAGCTTCTTTTGCGGCAGCCTCAGCAGCACGTTCGGCTTCACGTGCTGCTTTGTTTGATCCGCCGCCACCGCCACTAGATGGAGCAAGCAGTTTAGGTGCAGCGCCAATTGCGCCAGCAGCCATCGCAGGTGGTGCAGCAGCTGGCTTGACCTGCCCGGTCCTAATGCCATAAGCCTCGATTAGATCGCGTTCACGCTGCGCCGTGAGTTCTTGAATCAGCCTTCCACGCTCAAATGGATTTGAAATTCTTCGGCCTGTTTGTGATGTTCGGCCAAGAATATCAAGAGCCTCTTCGCGTGCTTGATTCAGAATATCTTTGCGCTGCCCTTGACCAAGACCAAATCCTCTGGCTCTGGCACCTGTTGCTATAAGTTGATTAATTGTATTGATGGCAAAAATTGCCTCATTGAGCACTGCCTTGATTGCCGGCGATAGCGCAGTTCCAATACCGCGAGCCAGCACTTCAATGCCATCTTGCAACGTAGATAGTCGACCACTCAGGGTATCACTCTGCGCAATGGCACCATTGGCATATTTGCCGCCAGCGCTGGTTAGGCGCTGAATTGCTACCTCAACAGCTTGAGCACTGATGCGGCCTTTTTCTAGTGCCTTCTGGAATTCATCTCCAGATAGGCCATACATTTTGCGCAGTTCTGCCTGCAGCGCTACGCCGCGCTCTTGAAACTGCAGCAGCTCTTCACCCTGCAGCCTGCCTTTAGCCTGCACTTGGCCGTAAGCGGTCACCAAGCCCTGTAGCTCAGCGCCGGTGGCGCCGCTTACGTCGGCCAGCCTTTTGGTGGTCTCGACAACGTTGTTTGCCTCAACGCCAAATGCCTGCAGCCGCTTTGCCGCATCAACAAGTTCGGTACTGGTAAACGGTGTTACCGCGCCAAGCTGTTGCAGTTCTTCAATAATTTGCTTAGCTTTTTGTGCGCTGCCGGTTAATACCTGTAAGCTGCGGGTTTGACTTTCTAACTCTGCGGTTTTGGCAAAAATGAACTCAGCTGCCTGTATGCCACCAAATGCAGCCGCTAACTTGCCAACAGCAGCGCCAAGGCCATCAAATGCACGCTGCGTTGCGCCTGCCTGTGACTGAACGTCACGCAGCTTCGAGACGGCAGCACGGCTGTCAACGTTAATAGCAACGTTTGCTACGACAGACACGGCTTACCGTCGGTGTTGCTTCATTCTACGTTCTTGCTCTTCATTGATCACATCAAAATAAGCCGACCACAGAAGCAGCTCTTCCATGGTCAGCTCTGACTTAAGGCGTGTCAAGGTGTAGCCCAGTTCTTTGGCTACACCCAGTTGCAGCATTAGCAGGTTATCGCGCTTTAGCTCTGCCTTGAGGGCTTTTCATGTCTACCTCTTCGGTAGCCTCCGGCTCTGTAATGATCGCAAGCATCATTGCCTGCAGGTCACTGTCTAGCACCTCATTTTTCAGCTCGGCAATTTCGCCAGCTTGGAACAACCGCTGGCCTGCGTCGTCCACTGCTTTGGTTATAAGCAGATTCAAGGCAAAGCCATTGGTCTCATCGCCACCGGGCATTTTCTGCGCCCGTTCACGTTCAGCCATGGTTAGCGGCGTCGCGTAAAACTCAAACGAACTGCCGTCATTAAGAACAACAGTCCGCTTGGATGGCGTTAGGTTGGCTGCCTTTTTAAGGCGTGCAAGTGCGGTAGACATCAAGCGCTCGTGCTGAAGTCAAACGATGGCGCACCGGTTGGGCGGAATGTGATTTCCACCTGCTGCGCATCGTCTGGGTTGATGTTGAGGCTAGCAGTAAGCAGGACGGCGTCCATGCTGATGCTACGGCTCAGTGCTTCCGTCGCTGCCTTGTCGGTGTACAGCTTGAACGCGCAACCGACCTGTTGGCGCTGGAGCACGTCCTCAACCATGCGATTGGACAGCGCTGCATCCTCGTTGGTCACGTAGACGGTGGCAGTGCCGTTGCCATCTGCAAAGCCAGGGATATAAGCCCTGAACGGCGCATACTGCCCAGCGGTCTGGCCGATGGTGGTCACGTCAATCTCGGCACGGCTGATCTCAAAAGACCAGGACTGCACTTGACCAACGGCTGCGTAATCGGCGTAATACACCTCAAACTCATTCGGTGATGCCACGCTGCCGTCGTCGGTGATGGCAAGGATGGTGCCGCCCAAGGTGTCAGAAACTGTCAGTGCACCAGTTGCAGCGGTGTAGCTCAAAACGTAATAGGTGGTGGCAGCAGAGATCGGAGCAGGCAGGGTGCCAGCGCCAGCGCCGCCGGTTTGGCTGTTGACCACCCGAAACTTAACCGGATCTCCAACTTTGAGGTTTAGGTAAGTTTGAACGGTGATGGTATCCGTGCCAACGTTGACGGCGGCTTCGTTAAAGGTGCCCGTGGTGCCGGCAGGTTTGTAGTAAAGGGCGCCGGACGTACCGGACAAAACTGTAACAGCCATGTTATGAACGGTAGTTGGCTGGCGTCAGTCTACATACGCTTCAAACGTAATGGTTAATTGCGTTTGGTAATACGGCTCAGGCGACGCTGGCGTCACCTGCGCTGGCCCTGATGCTGCATCAAAGATGATGCCAGATACCGTGCGCCGATCAAACAGGTCCTTTACGCGCTCGGCAATGGTGAAGTTAGCGCCAGCACCAACACCGACAGGTGTAAATACGTTTATGACCAGCGTTCCGTTCTGCCGGTTAAAGCCAGCGCTACCGATTGGTCGCAGCGTTGCGTAAGCATTATCGCCAAAGCGGATGAACGCCTGCAGCCATGGCGTGTTGTTTGGCGGGCTGAAAGGAACGTTCTGATAACTGACCGGGTACGCGGGTGCAATAGCCATCTCAGTGGCAATGCGACCTTCAATGGCAGCCCGGACGTCGTTGTAGGTGCTGCTCATGATTCCCTGCCGATGCGGTCTGCATTGACGCGGACAAACCCTTGGATGTCTTTAGCGATGCCTTGGACCCAACCAGCTGGCGCCTGCTTACTGCTGCCATTGGCCAACGGCTCAGCATATGGCAAGTTGTTGTGAACTGAGTAGATGTTGCCTACCTTTTCTTGGCTGTAACCAATTCGGTTGATAGATGGCGTGGCCGTGTAACTGCCCTCTGGCGCTTGTCCGCCTGGCGCGGCATTCTCGCCCACCTGCCAACTAACGCGGAACCTGCCGGTATCAACAGGGCTGGCCAGCTTAAGGCGGCTGTCGGTTTCCAGCACTGCAACCCGCAGCAGCTTTTCATACTGCTGGCTTGCGTAGTCGCCAATGTCTGCAATGCGGATGCTGCGTGCCATCAGTCCCTCAGGATCAACTCGTAGGTGATCGCCGTGTTGTCCTGCTCAATGGTGCGCACCTCGATAATCTGCATGCTGCGGCTGCTGATGACGATCCGGTCCGCTGTTGTAGGTGTAGTGCCGTTTAGGTCCAGTGCAGCAATGATTAGCCGCTTGTCACCTTGCTGAACCAGGTCATTGACTTCGCTGCGGCGCACATCCTCAAGTACACCCCTGATGTCGATGTTGGTAACGGTTTCAGTCGATGCGCCTGTGGTCGTGTTATACGCGCCAGCGGTCACGCTGCGATACGTTACCTCGCCGCCAAACTTTGCCATCAGCTTGCTGGCAACGCTCCGTAGCGACGTAGCAAGTGCCATCAGAGCTTATAGGCGATGACAGTGCCGCTGGTCAGTGTGATGCTGGTGAACACGCCGTCCATTTCGCAGCTTGCATTGAGCGGGATGGCACTCAGCGTGTTGCCGGTGTAGTCCATTGCGGTCAGGCTGGCGATCACCGAGTCCTCAAGGGCAACGATCTTGCCAAAGCGGCCGGCATGCGCTGCGGTGTCGTCGATAAACTCAGCGCCGGGATACTTGTAACCCATGTCTAGCTCCTGCGGATGGATAAGTTGCCTGGTCCACTAATTCTAAGCCCTGTAAGGTAACGCTCCATCAACGGCGGCACCTTGTCAGCACCGACAGCGCCATAGCCAAGGTTAGGCGTCACGTCAAGGCTGCCGATCTTCACATTCTTGTAATCTTCCAGCCCGCTCAGGCCAAGTGCGCTGGTGTTGTTGTGCAGGAACACCGCGAGCACGGTTTGCGCGTACTTGATCTGCGTTGGGATCTCGGTATCAGTAAAGTAGTCCGTCGTGATGCGGAACGGGAACCCAACGGCGTAGGTGTTGATGTATGTGTCAGGCTTGCGCACGCCGGTACGCGGCCACTGCAGCGCCTGCGTATCAGTCGCCCGTGCACCAAGGAACCGCTCACGGTCTAGCCGTTGCGTTGCGGTAAACAGCGCACGGTTGCGACTGTCAGTGTTGCCGGTGTTCCAGTGCTGTACGTCAGCATCCTCGACAAAGCCATCAATGATCGCTTGCGCTTCCGCCAGCGTCAGGTATGAGTTTGCGTTTGCGGCCCCTACTGTGGCCACGATCACTACTGCCATTAGTCTGCACCTCTGGGGTCAGTGTAGGTGTAGGCTCCGCCATAGAAAGAGAGGCCACCTCCGTAGAGGCAGCCTCGCGATCACGCAGTCGCCGGAAAGCGAACAGCCCCATCAGACGCGCTTGAGCAGCACGGTGACGATCACACCAGCCAGGGTGGTGGTGGTGCCGGTGACGTCCAGCGACAGGCGGTCGCCTGCATCCAGGGTCAGGTTGGCGGTGGTGCTGGTGAGAGCAGGGGCCTGCTCGGTCAGAGCGGTGCCCTTGAGGTTGATCTTGGTGGCACCAAGCAGGTCGTCACCAGCGGTGGCGGCCTCAGTGCCTTGGCAACGACGGATGGTGCCGGTCACATCACCAGCATCGTTGCCGGCGGTGGCGTGCACCTCACGGATTGCAACCACTTCGCACTTCACCGGAGCGGTGTAGAACTGCACATCAGCCACCGAGGAGGCGATGTAGTGGGTAGCAACCAGATACTGCTCTGTGGACAGTTCAAACTGGGAAGGTTGGGCCATGGTTAGTTACCTCAATCAAAGTTAGAGGTGTTGGTGGCGCGCACGATGCCGAGGTTCTTCAGCTCGTACACCTTCGACCAGTTGCCAACGGTTTCCAGCTGAGCGCGGGTCGGGTTGACAGTAGTCACGCCCCACTTGGCACCAACAGGGTGGTAGCAGTAGTGCAGGTCGATCGACATGGCATCACTCTTGGCGAGGATGTCACGATCGGTCTCGGTCTGCATTGCCAGCTGTTCGCCGGAGGCAACAGCGCCCTGGGTGAAGAAGTAGGTGGCGTACTCAGTCGAGCTGCCGCTACCTTCGGTTTGGACATCGTCCGACACGATCACACGCAGACCCATGTAGGTCGGCACGCTCACGGGGCCGTAAGCGCCAGCGATGCTGCCGCCGACGAAGTCAGTGACGCTGGAGGTCAGACGTGCGTCTGTCTCGGTCACGTAGTCAATTGCCTTGCGCTCAACCAGGTCGTAATAGACCTTGGAGTGCATGGCAACAGCGGCCAGTTTGTCGCCTTGATCGCCCAGCAGGCTGCGGGCTTCGGCAACGTGACGGGGGCTCAGCGTGGTGGGGGTATCGCCAGACTCGCCGTCAATGGTCAGGCCAAAGAAAGCGGCAGAGCTGGTCGTGGTGCCCAGTGTGCCGAACACACCGCCAAGGCAGGACAGCAGGTCCTTTTGGCGCTGGTTAGCAACGTAGTCAGCGATCTTGGCGCCGATGGCGGCCATGGGATCGGCACCAGCAGCCAGGGCTGCCAGGTCACGAGCCTCAAAGGCGCGGCCGCGGTGCAGGATCACGCCGACTTGCTTGTCGGCAGTGATTTTGCCGGGCGTCAGCGAAGTGCTGTCAGTCAGCACCTCGAAGTCACCGCTTAGGTTGGCTTTCCAGAAGGGGACGTTGATAAAATCACCACCCTCAGTAGCATTCAGCTCAGCCATCGGCTGGACCACACCGGAAGCCAGGAAGGCATCACGCTGGGTGGTCTGCTCAATGACGTAAGGCGTAAAAACCTCTGGGATGATGATGTCAGAGCGAAGAGTCGCCATGATTCATCTCGGGGAATGGTTTACGGTGTGGGCGCAGCCCGAAGCACCAGCGCAGCCGGTTGGCAATAGCTTAACGGTTAGCAGCTGCTTTCATCCGATCGTATAGATCACGATCAGTGCGGAACAGCCTAGCCTGTTCGGTCAGGTTGAACGACTCACGACTGAACGGGTTGCTCATGCCGGTAGGAATGCCGCCAGTGCTGGCACCGGCTGATGGTGCACCACTGCCTTGCGGCTTGGGTTGCTTCTGCATCCATGCCGGTAACGTCTTGGCCCATTCTTGGACGGGCGTGCGCTGGTAGCCATCGACTACCACCACAGTGCCATCGGCATCGCGTTCAATCTGATCAGCGCTCAGCTTGGTCTTTAGCACCATGTCCGGATCATGCACGATGTCCGCCAGCGCCGTGACGGCTGGTGTGACCAACTCCAGCTCGCGCACGCGGCCTTCCAGTGCAGCAATGCGCTGGTCTTTCTCCGCTGTCGCCTCACGAAACTGCTGCTCTAAAGCCTGCCGCGCCTCTTGATACTTGCCTTGAGACTCAAGCTGCTGCTGTTCGTAGTTGCGCTTGAACTCAAGCAGCTCATTGACATCAACACCATCAGGTAGCTTTGTTTTTTTTGCCGCACGCAATTCTGCGATTAGCTCCTGATTTTTGCGTTCAAGTGCCTCGACGCTGCGCTGCAGTGCCTCGGTATTGTCACCCCCGGTAGCCGCAGGCTCCTGGGTTTGTGTTTCATCAGACATGGATAAGCCGCAGGCTTAATTACGCTGTCATCGTAATGGCGCGTGGTAATCGTGTCAAAGCGTGAATGGGACACACCAACTCGTGAGCCGTGGAATCCGCTGATCAAGCAATGCCTTGACGCAGTGGATCGCCATGAGCACCTGTACCGCAGCACCGGCAACGGCTGGCATGCGGCCAAAGCGCAAGACCTGCGGTGGTACGTCGCTGAACTAAAGGATTGGATTCACCGACAGGAAGCGGCTACCACTTCACCTTGTCCGCCCAGTACGCCGGCGACATCTTCCCGCGAGCAATGTTACTGGCGTGCCTTGCCTTAAAGGATGCCCGCCTGGCCCTGTCCGCGTCTGACTCTCCTTTGCGTGCTGGGCTGCCGCTGACGCCTTGCTGCCCGAACCGAATCAGCTTGACGGTCTCGCCTTCTTTGGCAAGTACGGCATGCGATTTGGTTGGGTGGCCTGGCGTCCGCTTGGGTTTGTTGTAACCCTCAAACTGCTCGCCGCGGTAGGTGATCATTTCCGCTTGGGCTTCTTGGCAGTCTTGGCAGCAGCCTTGAATGCAGCAGCAGTAGGGCGACCTGCTTCACCCTTGCGTGCCATGCGTTCGTTGCTGCCAGCTTCAATGCGCTTGCGCTTGGCGTTGATGTTGGCGTAGAGGCCAGGTTTCTTAGCCATCACTTTTTACCCTTGGGTTTACGGGATTTGCCGGCTTTTGACAGCGCAATGGCGACGGCTTGCTTTTGTGGCTTGCCGGCCTTCATCTCAGTTTTGATGTTGGCCGAGATGGTCTTCTGAGAGCTACCTTTCTTCAACGGCACCGTACCGAGCCCGCAACTGATCCAAGGTTAGCTCTGACCCGTCGTCGCGTACCAGCTTGGCTATGGCATCCTTAGGGCCGTACTTAGCCGACAGCTTGTCAAAGTATGCAACCTTGTTGGCGCCCAATGCTTTTGCCTTGACCGGCAACGGCTGCTTAGCCAGCCACTGACCGTAGGACTCGTTGACTGGCACCTGCCCGTCAGCGCTGGCGCGGGTGCCTGATGGCGGTGGCGTGAACCCTAACTCTTTGTAGTCAATGACCGGGACGGTAGTGCTGCGGCAGTTGAAATGCTGCGGCGGCGTTGGTCCTTTGCCGTATTCAAACTCCCGGCCATCAAGCGCTCGGCAGATCGCGCTGGTCCTGGTGTCAAGCGTGGCGACGTACCTGTAACGCTTTGTGATGTCCTGATTCGCCTCATACACCTGCTGGCTGGCAGTATTGGCCACCTGGTTAATGCTGGTGCGTACTAGGGCGATGACTTGGTTATCGGCTACGGCTGTTGCCTGCCCACCTGCAGCAACGAGTTGTTTAACGGTCTTAGCCTCCTCGCCAAACTGCAGGCTGCCGATCAGTCGCTTAGCAATAGCTGGCGTCGGCTCACCGATCAGCAACCCTTGCCGCACCACCTGCGAAAACCGCTCAGCCTGGTCTACGGCGATGCCACGAAACGCTTTGCTGATCACCTCGCCATTGGGCAGCGTGATGGTTGCACCTTGAGCAGCGGTCAGGCTGAACGTCGCCGGCGCGCCTTGCACTGCCGCAAACAGGTCATCGCTGAGCGCTACCACGTTGATCTGGGTTGGGTCGGTTGTGACCACGCTTTGCGCAAACTGCGGGCTGATCTCAACGGTGCGCACTGCATCACGAGCGCCGGCGGGCAATGCACGCCGTAACTGATCGGTGACAAACTCAGACTGCAACTGCGCGATGCCCTGCAGTTCGGTTGCGGTTATTTCGGTTGCATCACCCGCCCAAGTGCTGAGGCTGTCCTTGAGCTGCGCAAGAATCGCCCGCAACCTAGCAGCCTTGACCGGTGCAGCTAACTCTTCAATGGTGCGCAGTTGATTTACTGCATCAATGATGATGTCGTTGTAGGCATTGATGATGCGCCGTGCAACGCTATTGCTGTAGCGGTTTAAGTCAATCGCATTGCGGTATAGCGCCTCTGGTGTACTCATGAGATGACACCAAGCTGCTCTGGGCGATATTGCGATCTGATGCTTACATTAGCGCCGCGGTTTAACGCACCTTGCACCGCTGCAGCAAAGGCGTCATACCCGTTTTGACCGTCTTCCATAATGCGCAGCTCGTCCACTTCATCAGCTTTGCCGTTTTTGTACCACGTCAGCCGAATGACGGCTAGCACATCATCAGGCAGGTTGCAAACGGTGTAATCAAGTTCCTGCTTCCTGGGCTTCTTCGGCTCCATCCAGATCATCAGGTCCACTAGCCAGTCTGTCAGCTTGTCCAGCAGACGGTAGATCAAGCCCCGCATTGGATGTGGCCTCCAGCTCCTCGTCTACATCAAAGTTATCGCCCAGTACATCGCCTTCAGCAAGCTCACGCAGCAGTGTCTCTTGGCTGATGGTGCCAGCGGTGTACAGCGACAGCAGCGCTGCGATGTCTTGCGGTTCAAGGCGTGCACCAAGGAAGTCACGGTTCACGTAAGCACTACCGGCAGCGGTTGCATTGCCCAGGTAGGTGGCGTGCCACTGCAGGCAGTTGTCGATCATGTCCTGCATGTTTTGGGCGATGACCATCATGGTGCTATCGCCTTGACTGCGATCAATGCGCTTTGCCTCAGCGGTCTCAGCGCTGAGCTTCTGGCCCAGCACTGCCGATAGGCCCAACTCGTTGATCTGCAACGCAAGCTGCTCAAGCCTGCGGAACTGGTAATCAAAGCTGCGGCCTTGCGGTTCGATGTATTCAGCGCGTCCTTCGGCCGGAAACGCGATCGCTTCGCCCGGTCCTGCTGATACCTCCTCAGCGCTTGACGGGAACCCGTAAAACGCCAGCATTGGCACGCAGGATACGTGGAGGATGTTGTCGAGGTCGGACTGGATCTGGTAGGTCTTGAGGTTCAGCTCAGCGATGTCCTCAAGCGGCGGCCGTGACTCCATGAAGCCATGCCGTTGCGCGTATGCAATGGTAAATGGGATCTCGCTGAGGCTGGTGCGGCCTTCGTCAACAACGGTGAACTCACCGCTGTCCTGCTTGCGGTGGATGCGGTACTCACCAGGCGTTAGCACCCGGATCTGCTCGACAGCCTTTTCGCCAAACTCACCGTCTGGCACCGTGACCACTTCCGCTAGCCGCAATTGCGTCAGTACCTGCCGGCCTTCTTGGGTTTCAGTGCGCCAGCCAAGGATCTGCCGCGGCGTGTAGGTCACCCAATAGGGTCGACCCCCATTAGCTGGTGCATCCACCAATGTACCAACATGGCCATAGCGGACCATTTTGCGGGTTGTTTCATAGGTCCAGACGTTGAGGTCATTGCCTTGCAGGTCTACATCAAACAGTTGCTCACGGATGGCGTCGGCGGTGTCATCCAGCCTGACTGGTTTACGCGTGAGCATGCCGGCCAGCATGCGCTCAAGGCGCATGTAATACGGCGGGCAAACGCTACGGGCTAGACGGTTGTCATAGGACTCGTCCAGCTCACGTGGCTCTTGCGGCAGGTAACGGCGATGCTTCTTACGCATGCCGTAGGTGCCCTGCAGCAGATCCTCAATCAGGATCCAATGCGGCTCTTGCGCGTACCAAGCGGTGTTGGGGTCATTGACCCTAGAAATGGTGCGCTGAGCTAGCGGCCGGTCATACGCGCTGAAGCCTGTATACACGACCGCTAGCTGCTGACAATGGTGTCAGTTTACGGCTTTAGCCCCTGATGGCAGGCGGGGTGATTGTGATGCGCCTCAGCGGCTTGATCACGGCCGACGCTGATGCCGACGGCGTACATCATGAACAGCAGCACCAGGGCTGCGCAGCGGTTGACCCAGGGATTGGTGACCATGGTTGGAATGGCAGGACAGGCGCACGATATCACCACCTGCCGCCGTGGTCAACCCTAGTAGAGCCTGACCCCAGTGCCGCGGCCGGCGCCAGCGTGCAGTGGGTTGAACTCACGCCACACCAGGTAGCCGAGCGCGTCGTTCATGTGGTCAAACCCAGCATCCTTATCTGGCTCGCCCTTGTCGTTGTAGCACTGCAGCTCTAGGCACTCGATCACCCGTTTGCAGCCCTGCGCTACCTGCAGCCGCACCTGCCCTTTGCCGTTCTCTAGCAGTGCCTGCACAGCTGCTACGCGGTCACGCACTGGCGGATTGCTGCGTGGTGACTGGTTCGACATGCCGTAGGACTCCAGTATTTGGATGTCGGTCTGGCTTGCGTTGGTGCTGCGGCTGCCACCGCTGGCGTCGGGGTAGACATAGATCTGCTGCTGCGGGTGCCGGCGGCGGATCTCTTGCGCCAAGGCGTCGGTGTCATGCGCGCCGGCGATTTCGTCAATGACCAGCAGGCCGTTGTTCAACCGAACGGCGATCACGGCAGACATGTTGCCAACGTTGAAGTCAATGCCAACGCGGATCGGTTCTGATGCAGTATTTGGCGGCTTCGCAATGCAGTGTTTGTTGCGGTCAAAGCGGTCATAGACCTGCCCAGTGGTCAGGTTGACGAACTCACCGTCGAGGTACGCCCGCAGCAAGCTGGGGTCGTAGTTGGCCTCTAGCCGCTCGATGAAGTCCGGCGGCAGGTGCGGGTTGTCCGCCGTGCGCATCTTGATCAGCTGCCGGTCTGGCCTGGCCTTGGCCTCATCACTGCCAAATGTGTTCCACATCCACCGGAACCCTTCTGGCGTCGATGCCGCGCCAAACTGCCGGACATTGCCGCTGCGAAGTCGGCCAAGGATTTTCGGGAATGCCTTATTGGCAATGCTGGGCGTCACCGTGTCGATCTCATCCGCGAGCACCCAAGCAAGGTTCAGGCCGATGATGCGGGACCAGTTCTCAAAGCTGCGGCACAGGATTTTGGTGTCACCGCCCGGCAGGTGCAGCATGTACTCGGGCAGCGGGCTAGCGCGGAAGGTGTACGGGATGTCATACGCCTCAAGAAATGACTCGAAGTCCGTTTGCCAAATATCCCGAATCAGCGGTCCGGTCGGCTCCATCACGCAACCGATAAAGCCCTGATTAACCGCTGCAAGCATCACAGCCTTGGCGCACAATGCCCTGGTCTTGCCGGCGCCATAGCCTGCGCTGATGCCAAGGATCTGCGTTGCGGTGTCATCGACAAACGCAAGCTGACCAGGGTGCAAGTCAGCGCGGATGCGGGTGATCAGGTCGTCGGTATCTTCAGGCGTCTGCTGCTGCATGAATGACAGCAGTGGCGCGTCTTCGCAAATGCCAGCCAGCAGGCTCACGACATCTCAAATCGCAAGAGCTTTGCCTGATCCTCTAACGCCTTGATAGCAATACCAAGATTGCCCTTGGTGTGCGCTTCGCGCTCGTACTCTTGCAGCCGAGCAATAGCGGCAATTAGCCATTGCGGCCGCTCTAATTCAGCATCAAGCCTTTGCAGATCTCTAGCCCTGGCTATATATGTTTCCGCCTGGCGTTCACTAACTTGCCACTCTTCCGCAGCATAGCGAACAATTTGGGTTCTATTATAAGCGCGCAAAAGCATGTCGTAAACGACATTTATTCTTTGATCTATTTCGGTATTAGTGCTTTTGCGCGCCATTGTATTACTCCCGGATTTGAATTGGCATGATGAGGTATGTCTGCTCTGTCATGCTAGTCGGCCTTAGCACGACCGGTGTCGTTGCACTATTGGCCGACAGTGTAACAGTCTCCGACTGCCGCATGGCCTTCAGGCCATCAAGCAGGTAATGCACGTTGAACGCCCAAGTGCCAATGGCGTCACCATCGATGGCAATCGTCTCGCGGCCGTTGTTGGCATCGGCCTCGGCGGTAATGGAGACCTTGCCAGCAACGGCGACGATTTTAACCACAGAGTTGTGCGCCTCTGCGATCAGGGCAACGCGCTCAAGGCATCGGGTGAACCGGTGCCGGTCCAGGGTCATGGTGTGCTCGAAGGACTTGGGCACCAGCGCTGCCACGTCGGGGTACTTGCCGTCAAGGATGCGGCTGTAGATGGTGATGCCATCACCTGCATCGATGACCGCCTGGCCGGCTGCTGCTGCCACTGTCACCATCCGGTCCTGCAGCAGCTTCATGGTGCTTGCTGGTAGCACCAGGTCAATGCCATCCGGCAGCGCTACGGGGATACGCATGAGCCGGTGGCCGTCGGTGGCCTCCATGAAGCCGGCTGCCATGTGAATGCCTTGCAGGATCTGCTTGCTGGCGTCGGTGCTGACGGCTGCCATGCAGGCACGCACACCAGCGGTCAGGTCCAACTCAACGTCAGGGGCCTCCACAACGGGCATTGCCGGGTAATCGGCTGCATCACCCGTGGCAAGCCCGTAAGAGCCGCTGGAGGCGCTCACAGCACCGTCTGACAGCGTCACAGGCTCGCCATCGTCCATGCGGCTGACAAGCCCCGCCAGCAGCCGATACGGCAGCGCCACGGTGCCAGTGGTGTCCACTGCTGCGGGTACGGACACCGTGATGCCAAGGTCCAGATTGAAGCCGGTGACGGTCATGACACCGGCATCAGCGGCGATGAGGCAACAGCTCAAGATCGGGTGGCTGTTGCCGGTACCAACGGCTGGGGCAATGGTGCGTAGCGCGTGGGTGAGATCAGCCTGAGTGGTGATGAGTTTCATGTGGCGGCATCGGTAAGGATGGAAACCAGCCGGTGGTAATCGGCTTCAAACGAGGCAACCAGTTCAGCCGGTATGGGCTGCTGGTCATCTTGCGCATTATCGCGGATCGCAGCGGCGTAGGCAAGCGCATGCTCCATGGCGTCATGAAGCCGGTTGATCACGGGTTGCTGCTTGGCTGGGATGTTGATGAGATCCATGTAATGACATAAGCGACAAGCTGCTCAACCATGCGCCGTGGGATGTCCCCGCGCACATTGGCTAGCGCATCGGACACTAGCCGGTGGTATCGCGCCACGGTGAGGCTACTGTCGCAATTCGACACAAGCGCCCGACTGCGGATCAACTCCGCCCGGCTGACACCTGCCATCGCTGCTTGCTGGTCCAGTGCCACCAGGTCCTCAGGCTCAAATCGGACTTTGACTTCTTTCATCCAGTCACCGTAAGGCAGTTCCCCACCTAAAGGCAAGGTGGGACGGGGTGGGGTACCGCCAAAAACCAGTCACAGAGCGGGAGTTCCCCACGTACCCTACCTAACCCCACCTATATCAAAACAAATAAAGGAATAGAAGGACACGAAGGGAACGTAGGGAAGTTTGAGACCGAGGTGGGACGCGAACCAGGTAGGGTACCTCGCCAACATCGCCTGCGGCGCAGCGTATCTCGGCGATCAATAGGTGGGGTACCCGTCCCACCTAGGTGGGGTACTGCCGCCGGTACACGTACGCCCTGCTTGACCCTTTGCCGCTGCGGTAGCGCTTAAACCCAAGCCGCTTGAGCACGTCCGCAACCTGCATCTGGTCCGCCTTGGTCTGACGTTCTACGGGCTTTTTAATGGCCTCAGTAAGCAACTTTTCAGTGGTCAAATCAATCTCGCCGTGCTTACGCAACCAGTCCTCAATTTCAGCCTGCCACGGGTTATCGACCACGTAAGATTCATTCTCGCTACTTAGCTGCTGCTCATACTCTGCAGGCAGCCGGCTTGTCTCACCTGCACGGTATGCAGCAACAGCAGCAGACCATATTGCGTCGCGTTCCAGTAATAGCGCGGCGGTATCAATCTGGTCAGCCTGCGTCTTGGTTGTGGGTATGACCCAGAAGCGGCGGTTGCCGGTTTCGTCCACCAAAAAGCCGGTCGTTCGGTTAGTAGTGCCGACAATAATTCCACGCCTTGGGAATGCCTCAGTGGCCTTGCCATACGGCACGCGAAACATATCAACTGCCTGCGATAGGAAAGCCTTGACCTGACCTGCGTGCTTGCGATTAGTCACATGGTCAAGCTCTGCCCACTCCATAATCCATGACCTGTGCAACACCATCAGATCATCTTTGCTGCTGATGTCACCCAAGGCATCGCTAAAAAAGTCATGGCCAAGGCACGCCCAAAACGATGACTTGTATGCGCCCTGGTCGCCCATGATCACGCATGCTGTGTCGTGTTTGCAGCCAGGGTGATACGCACGGGCAACAGCACCAATCAGGGTGCGCTTGAGCATTTCGTCATAGATCGTGCCGGGCGTATCATCAGGCCGTAGGTAGCCGGTAGCTAGGGCTTCGATGTAAGCAGGTGCAACCGTGGCGGCAACGCGGTCGAGGTACTCGACAACAGGGTCATATGGGGACTCATTGGCCACCTGCACAATGCAGTCCAAGGCGACCTCCTTAGAGACCTTGTAACCCATTTCAGCGAGGGTGAGGTAAAACCGTTCGGCGCCTTCAATGGGAGCGCCGTCTACCTCAATGCGCTGGGTAAAGGTGTTGTAGCGGTAGCTGCTGTCGCCGTGCCGCAGCAGATTTAGCAGCTCAGCAGCGTTCATGGGCTGCAGTTGCGGGTTTACCGCTGACGGCGGCTGCTTGCTTGCAGGCCGCTCACGCCGGACAGGCTCTAATTGCTGCCGCCCGCGCCAGCCGTCTTGCTTGGCCAGTTGGCCAAGGGTGCCGAGGGTGATGCCACCGCCGGACTTGAACCCGCGCCACTTGTGCTCGCAGTCACCAGGCTTGAACTTGGATGATTGCGCTGACCAATTGATCCAGTCAGCCAGTAAGGCATCATCAACGCTGTGCAGCGCCATACCCACTTCAAGCCACTGGTCGTAGTCATCAGCACGGCTGGGCTGCAGCGCTTCGAGGTATGACCGAGCCCGGGCTGTGTCGTCACTGCCGGCAGGAGTCACCAACGGCAACGGCGGCTGAACCGGTTGGCGCAACATGCGTGCTATCAGGTCCGCCGGTGCCTCGGCAATGCCCACATCGCTTGGCGACCGACCTGGCACCCAGCTATATCCAGAGGTCAATGGGTGCGCCCCGGCAATGACGGACTGGCAGCCATCCCAGCGCAGCTCAACCTGCTCAGGCTTGCCTTCGCTGTCAATGACGCCAGTTTTGTACTTACGGGTGCGGATGTCTGCCCAGTACTGCTGAGGCACTTGGTAGATGATCTGAAACCGCCCGTCGCGGCCACTGGTTACGGTCCAGGACGGAGGCAACGAACTGACTGGAATGCCCCAGTCGTCAAACAACCGCGACGCGGACTTGCCGTCATGGTCAACAAACAGCAAGCCACCGCTGAGGGTGCCGCAGCAGACGCCAATTGCCTTGGCGCGGCCTGACTTCAGCTCATTACCAAGCTGGGCGCGAGTGATGTGGCCATCTTGCCAATCCTTGATGTATGGCCGTTTTTCGCCATCAACTGGCACATAAGACCAGTCTCGTGGCAGCTTCATCAGCTGCGCTAACAGGTCGCTACTCATGACTCACGACGCCCAGTTGCTGGCAACAGGCCGCGGCTGTGCAGCTCCATGGACTGCTGCAGCAGCAACCTGATAGCGGTGCCACGAGACATGCGGTCACCACGCCAAGAGTCCAGCCATTGCAATTGGTCTGGCGACAGGCGCACTGGTGTTGGATGGGCTAATCGCATCTGCGGCGGCTGGGTGCTTGCACACTGTAGCCGGGGCTGCTACGCTTGCAAGGCCACACGGCAGCTATGACCTACAAAGACTTCCTAGCCTCCAAATCCACCACCTGCCCTGCTGCTGGCTTTGATCCGCAGCAGTTCACGGCGCCGCTGTTTCCGTTTCAGCGGGACATCGTCACCATGGCTTGCCGCGTTGGCAGGTTCTGCATCTGGGCTGACTGCGGCATGGGCAAAACCGCAATGCAGCTTGAATGGGCGCATCAGGTGCATCAGCACACTGGCGGCAACGTATTGGTGCTGGCGCCGCTGGCCGTGGCGCATCAGACCGTGCGCGAGGGCAGCAAGTTCGGCATCTCATGCGCATTCGCTGCAACGCAAGCCGAGGTCAAGCCCGGTATTACGGTCACCAACTACGAAAAGCTCAGCCACTTTGAACCGGCTGCCTTCGCCGGCGTGGTGCTCGATGAGAGCAGCATCCTCAAGGCGTACACCGGCAAGATCCGCAACCAGATCATCGAGTCATTTGCGCAGACACCATTTCGCCTGGCATGCTCGGCCACGCCAGCGCCCAATGACCACATGGAGCTTGGCAACCATGCCGAGTTCATCGGTGTGATGACCAGGACTGAGATGCTGGCCATGTTCTTCGTCCATGACGGCGGCGACACCAGCAAGTGGCGGCTCAAGGGGCACGCAAAAGACAAGTTCTGGGAATGGGTCTGCAGTTGGGCTGTCACTATCCGCAAGCCGTCAGACCTGAACTACGAGGACGGCAACTTCATCCTGCCCGATCTGCGAATCCAAGACTGCACGGTGGAAACACCACGCGAGGCTACGGCCGACGAAGCCGGCCAGATGGCGCTGTTTGCCATGGAAGCCCGCACCCTGAGCGATCAGCGTCATGTGCGCAAGGCATCGCTGCAGATGCGCGTCGATGCAGCCGCAGCCCTGGCCAACAACAGCGCAGAGCAATGGCTGATCTGGTGTGATCTCAACGACGAGTCCAAGGCGCTGGCTGCTGCCATTGATGGCGCAGTTGAGGTGTCAGGCAGCGACAGCGACGACCATAAGCGCCGTGCCGCGATTGACTTTCAAGATGGCAAGATCCGCGTTCTGGTCAGTAAGCCCAGCATTTTTGGGTTTGGCCTGAACTTTCAAGGTTGCCACAACGTCGCTTTCGTTGGCCTTTCTCACAGCTACGAGGCTTTTTATCAGGCCATCCGCAGGTGCTGGCGATTTGGGCAGCAGCACCCGGTTAACGCACACATCATCTACGACGTGGCCGAGGGTCGCGTGATCGAAAACATCCGTCGCAAGGAAGCGGACAGCATCGCAATGGCTGAATCAATGGTCACCATCATGAAGCAAACCACCATGGAACAACTCAAGAAGATCCAGCGCCAGGTTGCGCCGCACATCACTGAGCACAAGTCCGGCGACAACTGGGACCTGTACATGGGCGACTGCGTTGAAAGCATCAAGCAGCTCGACTCAGACAGCATCCACTACAGCATCTTCAGCCCACCTTTTGCATCGCTTTACACCTACTCCAACAGCGACCGCGACATGGGCAACAGCCGCAACGATCAGGAGTTTTTCGATCACTTCGTCTACTTGGCTAAAGAGCTGCATCGAGTGCTGATGCCTGGCAGGTTGATCAGCTTCCACTGCATGAACCTGCCTAGCAGCAAAGAGCGCGATGGCTTCATTGGCGTCAAGGACTTTCGCGGCGACATGCTGCGCATCTTCCAGGCGGCAGGGTTTGTGTTCCACTCAGAGGTCTGCATCTGGAAGGACCCCGTCACCGCGATGCAGCGCACCAAGGCAATCGGCCTGCTGCACAAACAGATCCGCAAGGACTCAGCATTGAGCCGTCAGGGCATCCCTGACTACTTGGTCACGGTGCGCAAGCTGGGCGATAACCCTGAGCCATGCGCTGGCCCGTTCACTGAGTTTGCTGGCGAGAACCCACCAGCCAAGACAGGCGACGCCATCAAGGACAGCATCAACATCTGGCAGCGGTATGCCAGTCCGGTGTGGATGGACATTAACCCATCCGATACATTGCAGTACCGCAGCGCCCGCGCCAATGATGACGAGCGGCACATTTGTCCGCTGCAGCTTGAGGTGATCCGCCGCGGACTGCAGCTATGGAGCAACCCAGGCGATCTGGTGCTCAGCCCATTTGCGGGCATCGGCAGCGAGGGATACGTCAGCCTGCAGATGCAACGCCGGTTCGTCGGCTTTGAGCTGAAGCCCAGCTACTTCAACTGCGCAGTTAAAAATCTGCAGTCGGTTGAGTCGCATAAACAGGGGGAGCTGGTGTGAACCTCCGCCCCTACCAACAAAAGATGGTGGACGAAATCCGCCTTCAATATCAACTAGGCAAAAAGTCTGTTCTTGGTGTGCTTAGCACTGGCGGTGGCAAGACTTGCATATTCAGCTACATCGCCCAGTCCGCCGCCAAAAAAGGCAACCGCGTCTGCATCTTGGTGCATCGGCAAGAGCTGCTGGATCAAGCCAGCCGCATCCTCACGGCTATGGGCGTCACCCATGGCCGCATCGCAGCAGGCCGCAGCATGGACCTAAGCCATGCGGTGCAGGTGGCCTCAGTCCAGACCCTTGCCCGCAGGCTGCACAAGCTGCCGGCTGGGTTCTTTCAGCTCCTAGTGGTAGACGAGGCGCACCACACCAATGCTGGCCAGTGGTCCACGGTGCTGCAGCATTTCCAGCAAGCACATGTCTTGGGCGTGACTGCAACGCCATGCCGTGGCGACGGCCGTGGGCTTGGCGACCACTATGAGGTCATGGTGCAAGGACCCAGCGCTGCGTGGCTGACCGATAACGGCTACCTGGCGGCTGCCCGTGTGCTGGCACCACCGGGGTTCGATACTGCCGGGCTGCGCAAGCGCATGGGCGACTTCGACACCAAGGACGCTGAGCAGCGCGTCACCACGATCATGGGCGACTGCGTTAGCCACTACCGCAAGCACCTGCCAGGCCAGACCGCGATCGCGTTTTGCTGCAGCGTGGCACATGCCGAGGCAGTTGCACGCTTATTCATGAGTCAGGGCATCCCTGCCGCCAGCATTGACGGCACCATGACCACCGACCAGCGCAGGGACCTGCTGCGCGCACTGGAGCACGGCCGCATCAAGGTGCTGACCAGTTGCAGCCTGATCGGTGAGGGCGTGGACGTGCCCAGCGTCGGCGGGTGCATCCTGCTGCGTCCAACGCAGTCAGTCAGCCTGCACCTGCAGATGATCGGCAGATGCCTGAGACCAAGCCATGGCAAAACTGCTGTGGTGCTGGACCACGTGGGCAACACGCTGCGGCTTGGCCATCACCTAGAGGAGCGCGAATGGACGCTTGACGGTGCCAAAAAGCGCGACCGCGAGCAAGCACCCAGCGTCAAGGTGTGCCCGGTGTGCTTTGCCACCAGCATGAGCGCTGCGCAGGTGTGCCCAGACTGCGGGCATGTGTTCGCGCCGCAGGAGACCAGGGAGCTGAAAGTGGTGGATGGCGAGCTGCAAGAGCTGACCACACGGGAGCGCAAGCGCGAGCAAGGCAGTGCGCAGTCCTTGGATGACCTACGCAAGCTGGCGCAGCAACGCGGCTACAAACGCGGCTGGGCAGAGCGGGTGTATCAGGCTAGGTTGGCCAAGCGGCATGGGCTATGAGTGAGCGAACAGCGCATCCAGCAGGAGATCCGGCTAGCCATCAGCCACGGGGATACCAAGGTCTTCCGCAATAACACCGGCACGCTCAAGGACGCCAACGGCCGCCCGGTGCAGTTTGGACTATGCAAGGGCAGCGCTGACCTGATCGGCTGGCGCACTGTCACGGTGACACCTGACATGGTCGGCACCCAGATGGCTGTGTTCCTGTCCATCGAGGTCAAGACCCCAACCGGCAGGCTCAGGCCAGAGCAGCAGCAGTGGCTGGATGCAGTCCAGGCTGCCGGCGGGATCGCTGGTGTGGCGCGGTCTGTGGAGGATGCGTTACGGATTGTGACTGAGCACGCTTGACCACGGCGGCACATGGTGTAGGATATGTGCATCAGGGGGCAAGACCCCCACTCGGCAGCCCGGAGGCTGCGCTTCAGATGCTGATCCTTCAAGAAACTGGCACTCCGTTCACTGAGGCACAGCTTGATGCTGCTTTTGCCAAGGTTGCCGATCCTGCCGATTGGCGCAATCCCATCAACTATGCAGTTGTTGACCGGGACGAAGTGCATGTCACCGTTTCCGCAATCGGTTACTACACCGCTGCGCCTGTCACGGTGAAGGATCTGGGCTGGAATGACGAGTTCATGATCTTTTCCCCGGGCTATCGACTGGGACCTGCCGGGGCTTGACCCACGCGGCCAGCCGGGAGCCGCACCCAATCCCGGCATCATTCCACCCGCTTTAAGCAAATGACAACCACACTCACCCTGATCCTTGTCCTGCTGCTGTTGCCGTTGCTGGTGCTGCTGTGGGCAACGGAGTCAACTGAGCAACGCGCCAAGCGGCTGCGTGGCTACGGCTGGTCGCAGCGCCGCATTGCGGAGCACATGCACATCAGCCGCTACCGCGTCCGCCTAGCGCTTGCATAAAGAAAACGGGAGGCGCCACACCTCCCGTCACCCTTACCAAGTCCATTTTACCCATGACATCAGACGACTTCTGGACATTTCAAACCGCCAAACAGCACGGCGGTGGGTTTATCTCACGCCTAGCCGACGCGGGGCTCGTTGCTGACCCAAGCAACCGCCAAGCCCTGTTCGCTGCATTCCCGCAGCTGTTGCACTGCTTTGGACCCCAGACCGTGATCCACCGCCAACTGAGGCAGAAATGACCATCACCAACGAGCAGTACCACGCCGACCCAGCCGTCAGCGCCAGTCACCTCAAGGCGGTAATGCAATCGCCTTACCACTACTGGAGCCGGTACGTTGACCCCAACCGCAAGCCAGTTGAGCCGACCGCTGCGATGAAGCTGGGCAGCCTTGCCCATTGCGCCATCCTTGAACCTGACGAGCTGCTGCAGCGCTACGGCGTGTGCGCACCACGCAACACCAAGGCAGGTAAGGAGCAAGCCGAGCGCATGGCCGCCGAGGGCATGGAAGCCGTCACCAGCAGCGACATGGCGCTAGCGCTTGGCATGAGCGCTGCAGTCCGTAATCACCGTGCAGCGGCTGCATTGCTGGCCGACGGCAAGGCCGAGCAGTCCTTCTGGTGGACTGATACGGCCACTGGCCTGCGCTGCAAGTGCCGTCCGGACTGGTACCACCGCGCCACGGTGGTAGACATCAAAACCACCACCGATGCCAGCCCGCAGGCATTCGCCCGCAGCGTGGCGACATTCGGCTACCACATCCAAGCCGCGCATTACCTCGCTGGCCTGCATGGTGCCGAGCGGTTTGTGTTCGTAGCAGTCGAGAAGACTTACCCGCATGCGGTTGCGGTGTATGAACTCGACGCTGAAGCCCTTGCATTAGGGCGGACCATGCGCGACAATGGCATGGACGTGATCGCTGCCTGCCATGCGGTTGACGTATGGCCGGGCTACGGCGACACGATCATTCAGACCATCAGCCTGCCTAAGTGGGCGACAAATCCCATCGAAACAGAGACCTTCTAATGACCAGCGTTTCAATCACTACCTGGACCCCTGACCAGGTGCAACTGATCAGCAGCACCATTGCGCCGGGCTGCACCAACGACGAGTTGCGGCTGTTTGCCTACGCCTGCCAGCGCACTGGCCTTGATCCGTTCAGCAAACAGATCTACGCCATCAAGCGTGGCGGCAAGATGACCATCCAAGCCGGCATTGATGGCCTGCGTGCCATCGCTGAGCGCACCGGGCAGCTTGACGGCAGCCATACCGAGTGGTGCGGTGAAGAGGGCGGCTGGGCAGATGTATGGCTTGGCAGCAAGCCGCCGGCTGCAGCCAAGACCACCATCTGGCGCAAAGGCAGCCAGCATCCATTCGTTGGTGTTGCCCGCTTTGCGGACTACAACGCCGGCCAAGGGCTGTGGTCCAAGATGCCTGCCACGATGATCGCTAAATGCTCTGAGGCACTGGCACTGCGTAAGGCATTCCCTGCGGACATGTCCGGTGTCTACACCACCGACGAGATGGACCAGGCCAGTGAGCCTGTAACGGTCACTACTGAGGCCACGCCGGCACTGCCTGCGGTCAAGGCTAAAGACACCAGCAAGACCTTCACTGCTGGTGCTGCAGCCATCGCCAAAGCCAAGAGCCTGCAGGACCTTGAGGACCTGCAACCGCGTATGGCGAAGCGGCTAGAGGACGGCGATCTGACGCAGGAGCAGCATGACAAGCTGCTGCAGCAGATGCTTGAAAAGGAGGCTGACCTTGTATCTGACGACTGAACAACTAGCAGCACGCTGGGGCTTGAAGCCAAGCACCATCAAATCGCAGCGGCTGCGCGGCCAGGGACCGACTTACTACACGGTCCCACGGTTCGGCTTGCCTTTAGGTGAGTCGCGGGTCAGGTATCCGATAGCGGATGTACTGGCCTTTGAAGAGTCCAATTCCATTATCCCTGTCAATCCATGAGCCTTTATGCTTCCGGCATTGTTCGTATTATTAGCGAACCGCAGATTAAGTTTTTTGATTCTGGCACTTGTGTTTGCAACTTCGGTGGTGGCATCAGCGAAGGCAAAGACAAAGATGGCAATTACATCAATAACGCCATCGACGTAGAAGTCTGGGGCAAAGGCGGCCAGATGATCGCTGATAACTGCAAAAAAGGCGACAGCATCATGGTGACCGGCGCTATCCGCCGCCAGGACTGGAACGATAAGGACACCGGCACCAAACGCAGCAAGCATGTGCTGAACGTGCAGCGGTTTGAGTACCTGCCACGCACCAAGACTGAGGAGGCTGCGTTCTGATGAATGAAGCCGCCATCAAAGCAGCATTTGATGCGTGGTGGCGTGACAGTTATGGGGTGCCTCCGGGCACCCATGCCGTCATGACCCACGTTGCCTTTGCTGAGTACATCCTCAAGCTGATGGAGCTAAAGCAGGATGCCTGACTACAAAGCAACGCCCGAGCAGTGGGCTGAACTCCGCTCCAAGGTCGAGGCGTTGGAGGCTGCAAACAGAGCACGGTTGATTGAGATCATTCGCCTGACCAATGCTGTTGCTGATCAAGTGCCAGACAGAACCAAGTTTCTTACGGACACCATGGCTGATGAGGATGACGCCAAGCCAACTCCTAATTCCCCCCAAATTAGGAGTTTAGACATCACCCCACCGCCGGAGCTGGTGAAGCAGTGGGACCGCGAGTACCGAGAACAAGAAAAGGTCGGCTGTATTGGCTTTGCCAGCAGCCTCATTGGTTACATCGCCGCTCGCGCCGCCCAATGGGGTGCCGACCAGGAATTGGATGCGTGCTGTGAAGAGATGAAAAGCCTTCCCAGCCCGCTTGGCATTCCGTTCGGAGAGATGGCATCCAACGCTCTCCGCAGCGCTC